CGATGTCGGGCGTGTCGCCAGCATCGGGCACGAAACCCGTCGCTCGCGACTGCTCACCGAGAGAGAGCGCCGCGCCGTAGAGTTCGTTCACGACCTGCGCCGCCTCGCGCAGCACCTCGCCACGCACCTGCTGCTCCTGCGGCGAAAGCTGCGCGGCAGTGATCCGCGACCCGGCCCAGTTGCCGGTGTACTGAGCGAGCGAGGTCAGCCCGCCGAACGCGCGCGGGTTCTGCTTGACCCGCTGCATCAGGTACTCCATGCGACCGACGCCAGCGAGCGCCTTCTGCGCGCCCTCGGCTTGCTTGTCGAGCGTCGCCTGCGAGAGCACGGGGCCGGTGTAGGGCTGCACCTTGCCGCCGCGCACGACGTAGTTCTGCCCGTCGTCCTGGTTGAAGGACACCGTCTCGCCCGCAGGCGTCGCGCCGATGTGCTGCAGGCCTCGCGGACGCGGGCCCTGCCCAGCCTTGAAGTCAGCAATCGCGCGCGCGTTCTCCGCGCGCACCTGGGCAGCGTAGATCGTGGTGAGCCGCTGCAGATCGGCCTGCTCCTGCTTCTCCGGGTTCCACACGACGCCCTTGTCGGTGACCGTGCCCCAGCCGCCGGGTATCTCGTAGTCGCCGCCCGACTTCAGCGCCTGGGTGAGAACGTGACCGGCGGCGGGCTGGAAGGCCTCGCCGCCCTTCGCGCCGAGCGTGAGCGCGAGCATCAGGTCGCGATTCGACTGCTCGCGCCGCTGGCGCGCGTAGTCGATCAGCGGCCCAGCCTCAGGGCGCTTCCCGATCTTCTCGTTGATCTGCGCGAGCGTCGCCTCCGCGCTTCCAGGCGGGACGCCGCCGGTCGTCACCGCGTACGACGAGCGCGTGCGCTGCGGCTGCTTGTCGACGCCCGAGGTCGGCGTGGTGAGCGCAGGCGTCTGCCGCGCGAGCGCAGCGAGCGTTCTCGGGAGCGCGCTGCTCGGGTAGAGATCGTCTTCGCCGAGCGTGTCGAGGAAGTCGAAGTCAGCCATCAGAAGTAATCACCGTATTGCGAATAATCAATCGGCTGCTGCGGCGGCGCGATGGGCAGGTTCTGCTGGTTCCCCATGAGCGACTTCCTGATGTCGTCGAGCGTGCGCTGCTTCGCCTTCGAGTACTCGTCCATCTTCTGGTTCACCTGGCGCTGCTGGTACTCAGCCATCCCGCCTTGAATCCCGCGCGCGAGGCCTCCACCAACACCGCCGCCCTTGCCGGTCATCGCCGCGTTGCGAAGCTGGTTCGCCTGGGCCTGCTGCTGCGCGATGCGCTTCTCCTGGTCGGACAGGTCCGCCATCGTGAGGAACGCGAACAGTTGCTTGTCGTCCATGTCAACCTCCACCGAACATCGAGAGCAGACTCATGATGTCCATGCCACCCATGCCACCACCACCGCCGCCGCCCTGCTTCTTCCCGCCGGGAGCGGCTTCGGCGAGCCCCTTCACGAAGCCGCCAGTCTTCAGGCCACTCAGCGGCAGATTCTGCGACTGCAGCTTCGGCTGCTGTTGCTGCTGCGCCTGCGGAGCCTGCCTCGCGGGATCGCGAAGCTGCGCGGCCTGCGCTTGCTGCTCGGCCATCTTCTTGTCCTGATCGGTGAAGAAGCCGTAGCCGGTGTAATCGTCACCGTAGTCATCCATGCGCAATCCTCTCGTTCAGGTAGAACCCGATCATGCGAGCGGTGAGCAGCGCGCTGTAGATGATCACGCGCGCTTGCTCCGCGTAGAGGTCGATCACCTCGGCGAGCGACTTCGCATGCTCGACGTCCTCGACGGCGTGGTGGCGCACCGTGCGAAGTGCCGCCTCGCCGTAAGCCACCGCGAGCGCATCGACCTGCGCCATCGGCATCGGGCGAAATTCGAGTGCGGCGATGTACCCGAGCAGTGCGTGCGGCCCGACGTGCTGCAGGTAGTAGTACTGCGCGCCAGCGGTCGCAGCGGTCGCGTGGTCGATCTTGTACGGCGTCTCCCCGAGCGAAGCGATGTCTTCAGCGAGCCAGCGGGCATGATCGTGCTCGTCGAGCATCTTGGTGTGGTAGTACTCGCGCAGCGCGCCGTCCGACTTCGTCGCCGCGATCTCAAGCAGCGGCTCGCTGGCGCGCATCACTCCATGCGAGAACTTCAGCCAGGTCACGAACGAGTCGCGGCTGTCGATCTTCGGCATCGGCACGTCGTTCAGCAGTGCGCGCAGTTGTTCGGAGGTTGTCATCATCAGAACATCGCCGCCGCGCTGATCGCCGTGCCCGCGAGTTGTCCGTAGCCCTCGCCCAGTTGCTGCATCAGTTGCGCCTGCCCGAGTTGCATCTGGCCCTGCGCCGTCGCGGCCCCGAGCATGTTCGACGGCTGCGCCGCGCCAGCCGCGTTGAATCCCGGCATCGTGGGCATGTTCACCTGCTGCCCGGTGAGCAGCGCGTTCAACTCGTTCAACGGCATGCCGCGACGCTGCGCTTCCTCGGCGATTGCCTGCTGCCGCAGCCCCGACTGCTGCTGAATCTGCGACTGGTCCATGCCGTACTGCGCCTGGACGTCGGAGGTGCCCTGTTGCATCGCCTGCCCCATCATCTGACGGTCCTGCGCGGCCCACTGGTTCGACAGGTCCATGTTCGCGCGGCGATACGCTTCGCTGCCCGAGGGCAGCCCCATGTTCGCGAGCTTGGTGTCGAGCGTCGCCTGCTGCTGGTTGCGACCAGGCTGCAGCATCTGGCTCATGTTCTGGTAGGCGCGCTGCTGCGCGTCCTGCACGTTGCCAGCCTGCGCGGCTTGCCCCGGCGCGCTCGGCAGGTTGTTCCAGTCGAACGGCGTGTCGAACGCGCCCGTCGCTTGCTCAAGCAGTTGACCTGCGCCGTACGAGCGCCCGGTCTGTATCGCCATTTGCTGGTCGAGCGCCTGCTGCTGTTGCGGGTTGAGCGCGAGGTTCTGCTCCCACGTCGTGACTGGTTGCCCGGTGGCCGGGTCAACCGCCTGGTCGTAGGTCCACGACTGCTGACCCCACGGCGTGTTGATCGTCGGGCGATTCGCGAACGTCTGCGCCGCGTTGATCTCGCGCGCCGAGGCCGCGTCTTGCGCCGCCGCTCCCGCGTAGTCCGGTTTGGTGCCGCCGCCTTTTCCGCCCATCAGTCATCGCTCCCAGTTTTCGCGAGCAGAGGCCTGCGCGTCAGATAGCGGCAGTCCTCCTTCTTCATCGCGAGTACGACCAGGTCGCCGCCCTCGTCATGCATCTCGGGGAGCCGGAACACTTCGCGGAACCCGAGGTGCAAGTCCATTCGCATCGCCTTCGCGTTCTTGCTGCTCACGATCCCGAGGAGCGTCTCGCGGCCCGCCTCGTTGAAGGCGTGACCGAAAACCGCGTCGAGCAGAGCGCGAGGAGTGAAGTGCCAGTCGGGCGCGAAGGCCATGTGAATCTGCGCGACCTTCCCGAGGAACCCGTTGAACCCGACCACGATCACGAGCTTGTCGTCGCTCACCCAGCCGACCAGGCGCAGATCGGCACCAGGCGCGACGCCAGCACCGTTCTGCAAGAACGTCGCCATCGCTTGCCACTGCTGCTGGTTCTGCGGCAGCACGATCACAGAATTCCCCCGGCCTCGGTCCAGTAATCAATCGCGGCGAGCACCGTGTCGCCGCCGCACAAGTAGTCAAGCTGCGCCGTCCCTGCGAAACCGACGCCGTGGATGCCGATCCACACCTTGATCGGTGCCTGCACGCCGCTCCACTTCCCGACGTCCCACAGGGACAAGTCCCAGCGCGCGTCGGTGTTCGGCGGCATCGTCGGAGTGAACACGCCGCGCTTCGGGCCCTCGTAGTTGAGGAGCACCTCGACGGTGATCTGCGGCGTCACCGTGGCGATGAAGGTCGGGCGGAACATCTTGAAGACCTTCTGATGCGCGCCGAGCGGGAAGCCTTGCTCCATCGAGTTGTACGCTGGCGTCACCTGGCACAGGATCGCGTTGCCGGTGTGCTGACCGATCAGCACGTTGTCGACAGGCCCATCGAACGCGCGCACCACGCGCCCGTCGTAGGTGCCAGCGAAGCAGTCCGCGTCAATCGACACGAAGCTCGCGTAGGGCACGTCCTTCACGAGCGACCAGCCGCCGGTCGGAATCTTGAGCGTGAAATACTGCCCGCCGAACTCCAGCGAATCCGGCGGCACACCGATCACGAAAATCTCTTCCTTCGGGATCGAGACGATCTTCCAACCTGGCAGGTTCGACGCCTCACGAATCAGACGCGCGATGATCGGCGAGATCAGGTAAGTCAGCCGTTGGTTTTCCTGCTGCGCCTGGTCAACCGTACTCAGCAGGCGCGTGATCGAGGTCACGCCGAACTGCGAGAGCACATGCACGTCGGCCCCGGTGTTGATCACCGAGCGCCGTCCAGCGGGTAGCGGCCCGACGTACCACACGCCCTGCAGTTGCCAGGTGTCCGCAGAGTTCGGATCGGTCCCGGTGTAGATCACGATGTCGCCCTGCGAAGAGACGGCGACGAGCTTGTCGTTGAGGTCGATCCCGGTGTCGACCGTCCAGCGCACGAGCGCCGCGAGAAAGCCGCCGTGCCTGAACTGCTCGCCGAAGTTGAACTCGGTGACGGTGCCAGTGACCTGCGAGACGGGGAGATACCACGCGCTCGTGCTCGCCTTCTCGATGAACCACAGGCGCTTCATGTGCTCCATCACGAAGCAGAACTTCGAGGGATCGCAGCCGTCGATCTGCCCGACGCCAGCACCAGCGACAGGCTGCGACCAGGCCGCGCCGTTGTAGTACGCATAACCGCCGTCGTCGTTGCACGCGACGAGGAACGCGCCCGCGATGTTCTGGTAGTTGAGCCAGGTCCAGAAGTCGGTCGCACCTGGCGCGATGACGCCCGCCTCGGCGGTCCACGGGCCCGAGCCGCCAGCCGTGACGTCGTAGATGTGCCCGCCGTTCGTCGCG